CGAGCGTCCGCGGGCTCGCGATGTCGAGGAGGAACAATCCGAGCGCAGCGCCGGGAAAGCGGCCGACGAGCACCCAAACCATCCGCCGCACTTCGATCGCGTGGCGCTCGCGCCAGGCCAGTCGCTGCCGACCTCCCCGTACGGTGACCTGGAGGACGTGTCCGCCCCCGTGGCTGGCACCGAGACCCACGTCCCGAACGAGCAGACCCGGATCGAGACCGACGTTCGCGTCGGCGACCCGACCAACCCAGAGGTGGCCTTCCCCTGGACGCTCGGCAACGAGAACCCGCAGGCTGAGGATGCCGTCTCTGACGGTGCCTCTGCTGAGCAGCGGGCAGCCTCGGTGCAGAACCGCACCATGGCCACCATCCACCTTGCACGCCTGCGGCTCGCTGCTGGCATCGCGCAGGGTGACGACCTCCAGGTCGCTGCCATGATCGACGGCGACAAGGAGATGTCCAACCACGACATCTCGAAGGAGATCGCGGTGCTCTCCAGCGTGACCAAGGCTGCGGCTCGTCAGGCTCGTCCTGCGAACCTCGTGCCGAAGTCGGCTTCCTCGGTGCAGCGCACTGTGCCGTCCCTCGCGGGCGACTCGGGGCTCTCAGCAGTCGCCTCGGTCTCCAGCAACATGGACGACACTGCGGACAGCGACCTGTTCGACTGACCGCCCAAGACCCACGGTTCGCTGCCTGGGAACGAGAGCCCCCTCCATCCCTTCGGAGGGGGCTCTCGTGTTTCTTTCCTGGATTCCCCTGTGGAACTTGGTGTGAGACCACAGAAGGGGTGAGAGAGAGCCGCTGCGGGCCTAACGCAGGTCCACGGCTCACGAACTTCGAGGCACAGGAGGTGCCAAGTGCTCCGTACGCGGCTCGCTCAGGCGTACATCAAGCGGACCATCCGTCCGCTCTACGGCTGGACCCAAGCAACCCCCAAGTCATGCTTCCTGGACCCCGCGTGGGACCGGTCAGTGGACATCTACCCGGGCTTCGGCTTCGTCAAGTTGGAGGGCGACCTCGTCACCCTTCCCAACGCTGACCTGGACATCCCCTACGGCCTCGGCGCACTCTACGTCGGTGGCGACGGGGTGGACGAGGTCCTCGACAGCGGCATCAACGCCTTCGCGGTGTGGGTGCTCGCCCCAGACGCGGAGTTCGAGGTGCTGGCTCCGGCCTTCGGCACCATCGCCGCAGAGCAGACGGACGGCACCGAGCAGTTGCTCTACGTCGTCTTCTCTGGTCCCGACCGTGGGAAACTCACCACGACCAACGACGGCACCACCTGCAACGCAGCGGTCGCCCGACTGCTGAAGGTCAACTCGGCCACCAAGATCACCATCGGCGGCCTCCGCTAACGCGGGCCTCCACGAGACGACAGAAGGAGAACACAGCATGAGTCAAATGTCGCTCGCGGGCTCGGGCCTGCGGGGTCGGGTGGCGAAGAAGTCTGACGACTACGTCTCCCAGATCATCGACCGTCGTGAGAAGGGCTCGCGCCTCACTCACGAAGCCAAGGTGCGCAAGATGGCGCTCATCCTCCAGGATGAGGTCAACGGCATCAAGCGTCTCGGCGTCGGCATGGTCGGCCCGATCCAACTGAAGTTGCGCTACCAGGGCATCACGCGCAACGTCCTCGTCGAGGACCCGGTGACCCCGGGCACCCCGGTCGAGTACGACGTGTGGGATGACCTCGGTCAGGCCTACATCATGTCGGGCACCGAGGGCGAAGTCCGCGTGACTCCGTTCGAGGGCAAGCGCGTTCCGGTGCGGTTCTTCCGCATCGCCTCGCGTCCGGCCATCCGCAAGGAGGACCTGTTCTACCTCCGCATCAACGCGGTGGAGCAGGCACAGGACGAGACCAAGCAGGCCATCCTGAAGCAGGAGGACTCGCGTCTCCTGGTCATCCTTCAGGCTGCGGTCACCGACTACGCCTCCCGGCCCGACCACACGGTCACCCCGAACCACAACGTCACCGAAGCGTCGGGCTACCTGACGCCGGGGTCGCTGTACTCGGCAGTGGCCATGACCGACCTGCACGAGTTGCAGTCGGCTCGCATCCTCATCAACCCGTTCGACTTCAGGGACCTCTACCGCTGGGACATCAACCAGACCGGCTGGGCCTTCAAGGACCGCGTGGTTGCTGGCGAGACGATCACCTCGTTCGGCGAGTTCCAGATCCAGCGGAGCATCATCGTTCCGCAGAGCAAGGTCTTCCTGACGCCGGAGCCAAACTTCCTCGGTGTCTTCCCCGTGCTGTACTCCCTCGATGTCGAGGAGAACCACATGGTGGAGGCGTTCTGGAAGGGCTGGGTGTTCGACGAGATGGTCTCCATGGCCATTCTGAACCCCCGTGGCATCGCCACCATCACGAAGTCCTGACCTCACGGTCTCCCAGAGGAGCCCTCTCCCCCACTCGGGGAGGGGGCTTCTCTCCTGTCTGGGGTAGCCTCGGACCACTGAAGGGGTGAGACGACCACGTCTCACTGAGACTTCCTTGGAGGAAGACATGCCTGTCACGATGGTCCGCAACTCACTTCCAGGCCCGACGGTGATCTCGTCGGACCCGAAGGGCACACACCAGGTCGAGTGGGCTGGCGCCAATGACCCCATGGGTGGGGACGTTCAGCCGGTACCGCAGGAGATCATCGACACGGTCCCGTTCTGGAACGCCATCCAGAAGGGCATCCTCGTCGTCGAGAACCTCGAAGACCACCCGGAGTTGCAGAAGACCCTCGACAAGCAGAACGCCTCCTGGAAGGCCCGGCAGTCCATGGCAGCGGAGCAGGCCACCGCAGCCATCGACCAAGAGGCCAACAACGACATCGTGTCGGTGCCCTGCATCGGCCCGGACGGCAAGAACGGCAAGTGCGGCGCAGACGTGGCAGTCCGAGACAAGACCAAGGACGACAAGCCACCGCTCTGCGAGAAGCACGCGGCTCTCGCCGGTGAGTACGTCGCTGAGGAACTCGGCGTCGTGGACGGCAAGACCCAGAAGGGCTGGGCCCGCGTCACCATGGGTGCACGCGAGTCAAGCCGCTAGACCACCAGGCAGCGAACCTAGGGGAGCAGTAAGCGGCCCGACACCGGTCGGGTCGTAGGAAGAGGCTGTACTCGACCCGAAAGCAGGAGACATGACCGAGAACGTCATCCCGGCCACTCAGCCGGACACCACCGTCGGCTCGGGAGGCGCTTATGCTCCTGTTCGGCCCGCCACCCTGACCATCGCCAGCAACCTCGTCGGCGTCACCGCTCACGGGTACCTCGCTGGCGACACCGTCGTCTTCGACTCTGTGGTCACCACCACGGGCCTGAGCGAGGGCGTCGTCTACTACGTCATCGCCGCTGGCCTCACAGCCGACGCCTTCGCGGTCGCCGATACGCTGGGTGGCAGTGCAGTCGATCTGGCCACCGGCAACGGCACGGCCACGGTCCAACTCAACGGGCGGGCCTACTCCGCTCCGGCGAACCACGACACCCAAGACAACGCCTCGGTCTACGACAGCACTCGCACCAACGCTGGCGCGTACACCGACCAGTACACCCCGACCGTCGCGGTCGTCCTGACCAACGCCACGGACTCGGCTGACCTGGTGGACCACGGCTTCTCTGTGGGCGACGCAGTCGTCTTCTCCGAGATCGCCACCACGACCGGCCTCACCGCTGGTGTGACCTACTACGTCAGCGCCACTGGCTTCACTGCCGACTCCTTCCGCGTCTCGGCTGCTCTCAGCCCGGACACAGCCCTCGTGCTCGGTACCGGCAACGGCACCGCCAACGTCCACCTCGTGGACCAGGAGGAGACCACCGGGGTCATCACCCACGACAACCCCGACACCAGCAGCGCTGGCGTCTACGGGCTCTCGGGCTCGAACGTGGCTGACCCGGCCTATGCAGCCCCTCCGAACCAGGTCATCAACGCCACCCAGCCCGACACCATCGTCGGTGGCGGATCCATGCGCGAGGACGCAGACCCGGCCTATCGGGCTCCTGCGGGCATCGTGGCGGTCACCATCGCCGAGACGGCTCTCCAGGCTGGCGCCTCCTACTCCGGGCACCCGGAG